CAGGCTGTATATACCTGACACACAGACACAGCGGGCCATCGAAGCGCCCAACACCGTGATTCACAAAGACTTTCCACCGAGCATTCGTCTAACACCGCACCACACAAGCTGACACAAGCCCTATGCGCATAATCACGCCATAACACGTATTTATGCACGCATGGAAACTTGACTTTCACTCCTATAAGTGTTATACTTCTTTCTACAGTGTAGAAACCAAGGAGCAAGCAATGCCCAAGCTCGAATCATGGCTGCGCAGGATGGACGACTGCGTAGACCGAAATATTTTCCCGTTCTCATGCGGGGTTCTCTTTGGCGTTACCGTTTTCATGGTGAGGTTTATATGAGCGCGATGAGTAATCTGGATCTTGAGTTGCGCGAGGCGCGTTTGCGCGTTGCCCAGTTGACGGCTGAGAATGTGAAGCTGACCAAGCGGCTCGCAGCCGAGGCGTTCCTGCGTATGCAGCTTGAGGCCAAGATGCAGGCCAAGCTGCCCGAAATTTCCACACTGTAGAAACATGACGCTAGAACAACTAATAGATGAAGGACGCCTGTGCGGCTGTGGTGAGTGCCCATGCTGCGACGAGTATTCAAAGCATATGGCAAAGCGCGAAGCGGCGGCGCGGCGAGTCAAGCATTGCATTGTGCCCATGCACAAGAGCAACTACATGGTAGTGACGGACCTTGAACTGTTGAAGCAACTAACCAGACTGGGGAGATACTGATGGACTACAACACAGCTAAACGTCTATGGGAAAGTGTGAAGCCAATCCGGGGGCGCAGCGAGGATGTGCGTCCTGCTGGGAAGCGCCGCAAAGACGAAGAATTGATCTGCGCAAGGCCGCAGCCGAACGGGACCACAGCGTATGCCTACCGGCTGCACCAGACGGACGTGGTGACTTACTACGCGGACAATGCGGTTGCACTGTCCTGTAACGGATGGGCGCCGAGGACTACAACTAAGTTCATGCAGAAGCACAGCCCGTTCCGAGTCCGTAGGATTTATAATAAGATATGGGTGTATGCGTACGGTGTTCCCTACAACGTGCCGAACAAAGGCTCGTTGCTGATGAAGCTGGGCGAGGCGGGGTATACGCCAGCCACGCCGGTGATACTCAAGAAGAAAGTTGTTGACAGGAAGCTAGCAGCCGAGGCGCGGAAACCCTACCTGCCATTCCTACGATGGGCAAAGACTTTTCATGCGCTGTCTGACGGCTGGATCATGCACGAAACCCGTAGGGAAGTTATCCCGTTCAATCAAAGTGAAGGCGAGCCGTTCCCTTACTTCAAGTACGAGACGGTGCCCGATGCTAAGCGAATGTTGGAGTGGATAGCCGCCAGCGGCGAGGACGATTACCTAAAGATCCTGTGCCATATATTTAGGCAGGGCGGCTTCCACAGCCGCAACTATCAACACGCGCGATTTAGCTACATAGGTTTGCAGCACAAGATCTATGGAATGGTTCAGCACGTGCATGACACCTACAGGGTCGTGGAGACTGAGCCGGGACCGAGGCCGATCAAGGGTCTTGTTGACTAGTGTTGAGAACTTGACAATGGTTATAAGGTGTGGTACTATAATAAAAGTTGGCGTAGACCGACTTTGACAACAACAACAAGTTTCTACAGTGTAGAAAACAGGAGAGTGCGATGAGTTCGATTAACTTTGGTCAAAACGTTTCGTTGACCGAAGCTGCCCATGCGGTAGCGACGGTGGGTCAGGACGTGACCATCATCCTTGAGGGTGAGATGGGTATTGGCAAGAGTGCGATTGCCAAGACGCTTGAGAAGATGTTTCCAGATCACGAGCACAGCGTGATCGACTGCACGTTGCTGGACTTGGGCGACTTTGCGTTGCCGTATGTGGTCGAGGAGAACGGGGTCAAGGTCGTGCGCTTTGCCCCTAACGCTAGGTTCAAGTTTCAGGCTGGCAAGCCGGTGTGCATCTGTCTGGATGAGATCGGTAAGGCGATGAAGTCGGTCAAAAACGTGTTGCTGACGCTCAAGCTTGAGCATCGCATTGGCGATGTGTACTTGCCTGAAGGGTCGATTGTGTGGGCGACTACCAACCTTGCGGCTGAAGGTGTTGGTGACTTCTTGGAAGCCCATGCCCGCAATCGTGTGTGCGTGGTGCGCGTGGACAAGCCGACTGCCGATGAGTGGATCAACAACTACGCAATCCCCAAGGGCCTGTCCGCGCCGGTCATCGCGTGGGTCAAACAGTTTCCGCATTGCCTTGCATCGGGCACCGACCCTGCGCAGAAGGACAACCATTACATCAACCATCCCGGTCGTGCGGGCGGTGCGTGCGTGACGCCACGTACGCTTGAGAAGGCTAGTCATATCGCAGAGCAGCGTGCTGTGTTGGGTGACACGTTAACCATTAGCTTGTTGGCAGGTACGATTGGCGAGGCGGCTGCGCGAGATATGCAGTCGTTCTTCACGGTGGTGGACAAGCTGCCTACGTGGGAGGCGATCATCGCAAGCCCGCTGACTGCCAAGCTGCCTGACGATACGGTAGCCAAGTGTATTCTTGTATTTGCTGCGATCACTCGCGTGGAGAAAGATACGCTGAGCAAGTGGATGGCCTATGCGCAGCGCATGGACAAGGAGTGGCAGGCTATGTTTGCCACGAGCGTGATGAAGTCCCCTACCAAGCAGGCGTTTTGCGTGACCAACAAAGACTTCCGCGACTGGGCGCTGGCTAATCAGTGGCTGTTCTAATACAAGTTTCTACAGTGTGGAAAGGAGAGTGCAATGGCTAGTACATCAAAAGTAATAGTGAACATATCGGGTGCGCGATTGGTCGTGGATGTAGGTGTGGGGTTGGAGATCTTTGCCCTGCTGACTCGCAACAAGTTGGAGAAGCGTGACTATGAGTTTCACAGTGAGACCAAGACCATGATTGAGATGGTCAAGCCGATGCGTGAGGGCGAGGTCACTTTGGTGGCGGTGTCTCCCGAGGACTATGCGATGTGGAAGTTGGCCGGTGTGAGTGTGCAATCATGAACAAACTTACTCTTGAGCAGCGTGTGCAGAAGGCTCACGTCTGGCTGATGAAGAATCCCCACTACTGCCTATACAGCGGTATCTTTATGATCGGCAAGACCGAGGTAGACGACACTGTGTCTACGGCTTGCACCGATGGTCGCAACGTGAAGTATGGTCGTGCGTTCGGTGATGCGTTGACCGACCCCGAGTTGCGCGGGTTGATCCTGCACGAGAACTTGCACAAGGCGTTCAGGCACCTGACCACGTGGCGACATCTGTATGACAAGGATGCACAGCTTGCGAACATGGCCTGTGACTATGTGATCAACCTCATGATCCATGACGGGGATCCGCAGGGTGTGGACGTGAAGCTGCCCGAAGGTGGCTTGCTGGATGAGCAGTACCGTGGGCTGGACGCTGGCGAGGTGTTCCGCAGGTTGCAACAGAACGGTGGTGGCGGCGGTGGCGAGCCGATGGATAGCCATGACTGGGAAGCTGGCGAGTCCATGTCGGATGCTGAGAAGGGGCAGCTTGCCAAGGACGTGGATCAGGCGTTGCGTCAGGGTGCGCTGCTGGCTGGTCGGATGAAAGGCAACGTGCCACGAGAAGTCACCGAGGCGTTGACACCGAAGGTTGACTGGCGCGAGGCGCTGCGTGAGTTCGTGACATCGTTCTGTCAGGACAAGGATGAGTCCACGTGGCGTCGTCCTTCGCGTCGATGGATCAGTCAGGATGTTTATATGCCTAGCATGATCGGTGAGAGCGTGGGTCGCATAGTGGTGGGTATAGATATGTCTGGCTCCATCGGTACAGCCGAGGTCGGGCAGTTCTTGGGCGAGGTCAAGGCTATCTGCGAGACGGTCAAGCCCGAGGGCATTGACCTGCTGTACTGGGACACAGAAGTATGTAGCCACGAGAAGTACGATCAGGATCAGTTGGGTGGGTTGCTGTCCAGTACCAAGCCTGCCGGTGGTGGTGGGACTAGCCCACAGTGCATACCTGACTACATCAAGGCACACGGTCTCAAGCCCGAGTGCGCGGTGATCCTGACTGACGGATATGTGTTTAGTTGGGGTGAGGGTTGGCCGTGTCCTACGCTGTGGGGCATCACGTCCGACATCGTGTCGGGCATTGGCAAGAGCGTTAAGGTTAGCTAATAACTTTCTACAGTGTAGAAACATAACGGAGTGCAATCATGATTCAGAACAGTGCTGTGTTGGTGGACTTGAACATCGGCGTGTGGACCGCTCGCAAGATGGACAAGAAAGTGTCGCAGGAGATTGACGCGAGCAAGAACACTCACGCTCGTGCGGGCAACTATCACAAGAACCTGATGGCAGGCACCGAGGCGTTGGCGGTTATTCATAGCGTTGCGGCGGCTGTGCGTACGTGGCATTACCGCGAGACGTTGCCGTGGTCGGATAACGGGCAGCGGCTGCTGACGATGGCAAACTTCTTTGACTACAAAGCTATCGTGGGTGATTACCAGAAGCAGCTAGACGACGCTTGCGAGGCGTTCTATCTGGAGTATCCGACGCTGGTTAGCGCGATGGCGTTTAAGCTTGGTGATTTGTTTAGCGCGGATGATTACCCGTCTATCGACGACATACGCCGCAAGAACTATTTCCGTGTGTCGTTCAGTCCTGTGCCGGATGCGGGCGACTTCCGCGTGGACATTGGTGAGCAGTACCGACAAGAGCTTGTGGAGATGAACAAGTCCCGCGAAGCTGCTGCGATGAAGGATCTATGGGATCGACTGCACGAGACGCTGACTCATATGAGCCAGAAGTTGTCGGGTGATACCAAGCAGATCTTTAGGGATTCGCTGGTGGACAATGCCTCTGAGATGTGCGGGTTGCTTACACGGCTTAACGTGACCAATGACCCCAAGCTTGAGCAGGCCCGCCAGTTGCTTGAGCGTACGTTGATGGGTGTGTCTGCACCCGAGCTTCGCAAGCATGATGATCTGCGCAAGGACGTGAAGTCCAAGGTTGACGAAATCTTGGGCATGTTCTAATTTCCACACTGTAGAAAGTAGAGAATCAAAATGATAAACATTGCGTCGAGTGCTGCCCCGATTGATCCCGTGCTGTGGTCTATGGTGACTAAGTTAAAGCGTGGACATGTTTCACGGTATCCCCTTCTTGTAACGTGGGGGGCTACCGGGGACTGGTTCATGATTGAGGACAGCCGGTTCCCCGCCCAGACGTCACGACTTATAGATTGCGTGCTTAGCGTGAAGAAACAGCCCGACAGCAAGCGTGGCATTGTCTATGAACTTGGTTGCATGGACATATCCAATGAAAAGTTCAAGATTGGTAACCGCAAGTATCGTACTCGTGAAACGGGTAATACCGCGCTGCTGAGCAAGTGGCTCAAGGAGTACGCCACTTCGTTTAGTCCGGCTCGTATCAATGGAAGGACACCGCGAGATTTTTCGACAGGGTTCTGCGAATGGCAGGCCGAGGCGGCGATGGCGTATGCCACGGCTAGCTCTGATGTGAAGATGCCAGAACTTATTGAGGAGCTAGCCCGACAGCAAGAACTGGGCGCCGTGTTCTTCTCTGAGAAGATTCGCAATCTTGCGAAGGCTGGCCCTGCGTTGATAGCCGAGCGCAAGCGTCGTAATAATACGTTGCCACCTACTACGCTGTTGTTCTGCAATCCCGATGAGACATGGATCGTATCGCAAGGGCAGGACAACAAAGTAGTCCACAGCTTTGACCTCTTGTCTGAAGAAACCCGCAACAACATAGCAATGCTGCGTATGGTCAGTGACGGTACGTTTGTGCCTGAAGTCGGGCATCGTATAGATTATCGTACGTTCTGGGTTAGCGTCGCGTTTGCGGAGGCATAGCCATGGCAACGCCAGAAAGTAAGGTTAAGGCCAAGGTCAAGAAGTTACTGGACGAAGCAGGTGCGTACTACTTCATGCCCTCTACTCATGGCTACGGCAATTCAGGTGTGCCCGATATCGTTGCGCTATTGCACGGTAGGTTTATAGGCATTGAGTGCAAGGCTGGTACCGGGCTATTGACCAAGCTACAGGAAAAGAATTTAAGCGAGATCAGAGAGCATGGTGGGATTGGTCTTGTTGTAAATGAGACGAGTATTGAGTTGTTCAAGTTGTTCTTGGGTAACGTAATGGGCAGTAGCGTCTGCGATGTATACGATATGCGAGGCGAGCAGTCGTGAGATCCAAGCCTACAGATGGGACTGCACGTAGGATCGTACGTGCGATGGGGGAGCTATACGCGGTATCTAAACAAGACGTGGCGGATATGTTTGGTATAAGCCTGCGCCATGCAAATAGATTTATAAGCCGGTTAGAGGCAGAGAAGATTATCTATCTGCGCTACCGACAGAATAGGTTTTACTATTACTCACTCACAAAGAGGAAGCTATGAAACTAGATACGCTGGCAGAAGCATTGCACGTAGTGCGTACGTTTAAGCTGGACGCAATGGATCTACTGCTATTAGATCGTGTGCTACATGCCAAGCGCGAGAAAGGCGAGGCAACTATCATGGCGATAATGAAATGCGGTTTAGCGTCCGATGCAACAATCAACAAGCGGCTGAAGAAGCTCGTTAATGCAGGCATGTTGATTAAAGGGACTAAAGCGGAGAATCTGCGGTTCAAGCCGCTGGAGTCGGGTGCGGAGTTAGAGACGTTGTTGGTTGCATTGGAAAACATCTAATAAATTTCTACAGTGTAGAAAACGGAGTGCATTATGAAAAAGACATTCGTGCCCATCAAGGACGTTATAAATCCTGATCACTACAAGATGGGCGGGGTTGAGACTATCGACTTCATCGAAGCCAAGCAGCTTGGGTATAACCTAGGGAACGTGGTCAAGTACGTATCCCGTGCGGGCAAGAAGTCTACTAGTCCTCTTGAGGATCTGAAGAAGGCGCAATGGTATCTAAACAGGGAAATTAGCAAGGTGCGGTCATGAGCAACGAGAGAGAAATCTATATCCCGCCTACAAGGCAGTTTGTAACAGACGAAGAAACTGCGGCGCTGTTTGCGAAACTGGAGGCTGCGATAGATTTGATGGGGGCCAAGTGGCTGCTGCACAAAGACAGCGAGATTAAGAAAAAGGTATAGGCATATGAAAACCATAGAACAACTGGAAGCC